TGATAGTCGATATCTCTACGTTTGAATACACGTTCATTCCAGTCTTGTAACTGTAGTGTATATCTAGCCTTGTAGGGCTCTAGGCCCATATAAAATAATTTACGCATCACGCCTCTCTATATCTGCTTCTATACATTCAACACCATATTGTACTTCAAGTATGTGACAAAGTTCGTCATAATTATTTTGTCCTTGATGCCAAACTTTTTGACCAATCACATATTCCTCATTGGGATGTTTAGTAACTTTAATTATACTACCATCATAGTCAGTTACAATATCGCATTTACCCTTAAGTATGTACCAATGCTCACTACGATTGAAATGTCGTTGCATACTCAATCGTTTGCCTGGTTCGATTACTAATTCTTTAACCTTATAACCGGGCTTATCGTCAAGCACACGATAATATCCCCAGTCACGTAAAACTTTAGGATTCTTCCATTCTTGTAGTATCCAACTACTACTGTTTGCTTTATTAAACCCGCCCACACCAACCACGAATGATAAGTTATCATCCTTATAACTCATCTCGGGAATGTTTTCTTTTGTGCGGTCGCCACCATTAGCAAAAATGATGTGTGCATCTGGATACAGTTGACGCACGTTTTTTATGGCTTCTATGCTAGAATTGTCATCATCGTTATAAAGCAAACAATGATCTACCATGCGTAAATTTTCTACCACAGAGACACGCTCATCAATAGGCATAAAAGGTCTACCTTTTTTGCGTGTGAGCCATTGATCAGAATTGACTCCTACAACTAGTTTATCTCCTAGTTGTCTAGCCGCATTAAAATATGCAATATGTCCAGAGTGAAGGGGGTCGAAACCCCCTGTCACTAAGACTATCTTGGTATTACCTACCACCATCTACAGCCCACATATCCTTGGCATCTTTGCCGGCCATGTATTTGCTGAACTGGCGAAATGCGAAACTCCTATTGTCATAAAGAGTTGCCTCGTCAAACTTGTACCCGAAACTTTTACAGAAATCAAGATACTTCTCCAAATCATCAAAGATTTGCTTGATACGATTGTTTGAACGATGTTCATTCTTTGCCATGTTTATTAACTCCTAGATTTGTTAAACACAAGTTGATATATTACTACAATTAAAAATATAAGTCAAATACTTTTCCACCCAGCCTGACGTACCAATTCGTGCGCCCACACTAGATGTCCGATCTTGGTCGGGTGATTATTATGATAGATAAGATTTTTGATATCCACGTTACCATGGATGTAATCAAACATCTTTCCAATCAATCTAACCTGCTCTTCCATGAAGTCCATATCCACTTTGATCTTTTTCCCTATTTTTCTAAAGAAATCATCAAATTGAATTGGATTCATTAAGGTCGGGGGTATATGCTTATGGTTCACTAACTTCCCAGTATAAGTGATCATAGTAGGTTCTATGATCTTGAAGTTATAACTTCTCTTATCAGTGGTCAATTTAGTGAAGTTTCTCCAAAGTATGCCCTCGATAGGACATGCATTGAAACTATTTAGGCTGTTATGATAATGACTCAAGAAAAAATCATCATACAAAGCCAGCCATTCTAATAAATCAATCTCTTGATCTATTCCCATATCAAACCAGTGATCTATAGAATATGATCCATGAGTCAATCTTTTCGATGTATTTTTAGTCTGACGCAGTGGAATCTCTCTAGAATTCTCAGTCATCTGCAATACGACTTTTACTTGCTTGTAACCTAGAGTAGACACATGTTTCAATATGCGATCTAATTCCATATGCATGTAAAGATTACAGTTGCCGGGTATAGCGAACTGATACAAGTCCCAACCCGTGACTTCTGCCATTCGAGGACCCATGCAACCTTCAAGTTGTGATTGAAAATTAAAGTATCCTGCACCAGTACCTACCCCTTGCAAAGATTCTCCATAAGTCCAACTCTCACCAATGACGATAAGCAAAGTATCACTACCGCGCATCACATGAAACTCTGTATTTTCTGCAGGAATCTCAATATGCATTGGTTTCATGTTGTCATCAGTTACTAAGAACTTCTGCACATTGTTCATAAAGGAATTTTCAAAAACCATTGGAACTTCTGACAACGGAATCTCACGATATGTGGGATTCATATTCAATTCTGGTTCAGGATGTAGAGTATTAAAACCCATTAGATCACCACTTGTAAATTAGGTTTAACTGTGTTATATGTGATAGTAGCACCGTTCTCACCATCTTCGCTGACCGTGATCTCTACGAACCTGTCAGGATAACGGGTAGCGATCTCTTCATATAGATCATCGCAGATCATCTCACAACTCTTGTAATTTAGTTGTAAGGTACCTTGATATAGTCCTTCAAGCCAACGCTTGAATTGAATGAATTCGATATCACGGTCATTATGTGTGACCTCGATAGCAACTTTAAAATGAAATATATGACGATGTTCGTTAGCCAAGAATGAAACATCGGCGAGATTAGGATCAGTAGCGGCTGCTGGATACTTATGAATACCCTCACGCTGAAAGGTAACCCATATCACACGATTAGCGTGTTGCTTGATTCTATTTCTTTTATCAGTTCGTACCTGATTAGTTTGATAAACTACTGGATCTTCACTCATCTATCATCCTCCATGTTAACTCTTTCATATTTTTCTTCCCATTCTAATTTGCGTAATACACGCAATTGATTGATAATCTCAGCCATTTTTTTCAGGTCTTCTTTATCAGTTCCCTGCTCTAATTGCTTGAGTTTATTTTCTAATATGCGTATTTGATTTGTATATGCCATATCAGTTCTCTAAATTTTGCGATATTAAATCGTCAGTATCCTCTATCTCTTCTTCTACATTATTACTCTGCTCTTGTACGCTGAATAATTCTTCAAACTTAGTCAATGCATTGACTGTCTTTTTACCACTGAAACCCTGACTTCCAGATTTCATCTGTGTCCAGAACTTATCGTACTTATCAATCAGATTCAGGCTTTTCTCTTTATCTTTTAATGCAAAGATTGCTTCAACAATATCTCCGAATTTGATCTTCTCAAAAATCTCATTCATGACCATTGAAGGAATCACACCTTGATCATACAACTTATTACCTTCTTGTACAGCAACAATATGCTGATATACATTATGGGCTTGCAATAATGTATAACTCAATGTGTCCCAACTAGTTTTAGTTTCTTTACCATGAGCACCAATAAAGCCATGACCCCTGTAGCACAAGTCACGAACTAACATTCTATCAGTTATAGGACTGTCTTGGAATGTTTTATGCACACCATCTTGCAATACAGCAATACTGAATTTCCGATTATCGACAGCATAATCTTTGTTTTCAGCCGTTTTTTCCATGCTGTATGACCACTTAGTATCATGTTCAATATTATTCTGAAAGTATGCCAATCCCTTAGCCGCACTAAAGAACGGGCTTGCGCAGTCAAAAGTGATTTGCAAGTTTGGATTGTGATGCTTGCGAATCGCTCGTTGAATATCGCTGAACAACACAGCATACTCTAAGATGCTAGTACCAAGACAGTGAATCAAGTCATGCTTACCTGGTTCAAGCAATCCATCGTGGATCATGATGACCAAGCGTCTCAACATCAAATGAATATCGATCTTGTTCTGACCACCAAACGCCCAACCATTGAAATGATTGTCTGGGTAGATGTTTGGATCGCAATACTTTTTCATCTCTTCATACCAATTGTCGCTTTGCGTATGATTGAGACCCTGCAATACGTTTAAGAATTTACAATTACCATTACGGTTATTGATGAAGTATTCATTATTGATATGCGTAGCCTTGACCGCATCTTCGATAGTGCGTATACCATGCTTGTCAAGCAAATGTTGATTGCGAATCGTCTGTGATGGAACGTCAAGACACATACCATAATCCATATATGTATCCATCCAGTTCAATACTAACTTGCGTTGCTTCATAGCCTTAGGACAGTTGGGGTCTTTCCAGTCTGCTGGCCACTGACCCTTCATGATCTGGAATCCACCACTATCACCTAGCATGAACGTACCTTCTTCGCGTTTACGTATGATGCTTTCTGCATGGTCATCAACAGTAGTATCTAAGTTAGCATGTCCTGCACTATAGAGGCCCCACTTGTAAGTATACAAGCCTTTCTTGCTATTCAAAAAGTTTAGGCATTCAACATCACCATTGAAGCCTGCGGGAATACGCTCACTAGGAAAATAATCTTCTCCCTCACGTTGCTTGCCTAAGCCAGTGATAAAGAAACTACTGACTGCTGGCAAAAACAATGCCCAGTCATTTTTATGATTGTTTGATAAATTTACTTGTTCCATCTATTTTACCTGTTGTTGTAGAACTGAACATTATTGAAAAGATTATAATCCGGGATAAGATACTCTTTTAATGATAACACCACTTCTTCATGATTGTCAAGATATTCGGTCAGTTTATCTAACATTGCTACCTTTTCAGGTTTGTTTGAAGTTTTATTATATCTAAAACCCTTAAAGTTTTTACCCGGAAACTTTTGATCTATGTGCAATTTATGTTGAATTAGATGCGCTAAATCGATAGAGTAACTACTACCTAATTTTAAAAATATACAAGTATCTGTATCTATATCCTTCAAAAACTGCACTTGCAATGATGTATGTTCATCAAATGCAAAAGTTTTAAAAAGATCATCAAAATCTACCTGATCACAACTTATTTCGGCGCGATACAAATATTCTATCAATCCTGATATATATCTACTGTAGGGTTCGCGCAATACAACTATTTTCTTTTTAGATAATTGCATTGGATTTCTAATAAAATTAGCGTGTGTAGACATACCGCATTGACGACCTAAAATAACTTCTGTGTAACTAGAAGCATTTTTAGGAATAGGAATAAAGATATAATCAGAATTCCATCCTGGCTTACAAAAGCCTATAGTATGGTCAATCTGTATTTTTAATTCAGGTGCTACTATTTTCATCTTGTACTAATTTGACAATAATATCTAACTTCTCTTTAGCGTCTTTTACTGCTGGATACTCTTTAGCGAGTTTTTCGATACGCTCATCTTCAACCATCTTTTTCTTAGCCCATTCTAATATCTGGTGAGTCTGCGGATCACATGATAACTCTACAGAGTTGTCGATCTTGTACCAAGATCCGCTAGCATTATCACATACCTCGAACACCTTCAAGTTTCCGTTCCAGCGAACTTGTCCACTCTGTGCTGGCAGTAGATATTGCCTATCCACTTGCCAGACTATGGGATTCTGATAAGATTGAATCTTGATCATTTTGCCTGTGCGGGGAGAAGATAGCGATATGTCGCACACAGTCCCTTCACAGTGATTTCAGTTGCACCTTGATCGCTGATCTTGACTGTCTTATCGCCGGGCAAGTCCATGATGCTCATGAAAACCTTGACAGGCCATGCCCATGCACGACCTAATGTACCTTCTACATCAGGGTGAAACACAAAGTTACCGCTATGTGTTGACGGGTCACCAAAGTAAATCTTTAGATCACCTTTGTCAGTCTTAGTGGTGAAGTGAATCTCTTCGCTGTTTGCTTGAGCCTGCTTCTTCAATCGCATGATACCTGCAACAGTAGGTTCAAACTCAACGTCCCACTTGGCTCCCTTGAACTTGACATCTTTGACTTTTTCTTCGATGATAGCCTTGCCCATCAATCGATAGTCATTGACGAAATCGCCAGCCTTAGTCTCAAAGTGAATAGCAGTAGGAATATCGTCCTTGTTACGTGCAACATTGATGACCGCATGTTCATCATAATCATCAAAACCAAGAATAGTCTTGAGTTTGCCTAAGTTAGGCATACCGAACGTACCGATAAATTCTGCTTGCGGAGTATCAAAAGTACCCTCAACGATAACGCTCTTGTCTTCTGCGATAGCAGAGATTACTGTCTGCTTGTCAGTACCTGCGACCTTGACGAGTTCGATGACCCCCAAGCCAAATGTATGTTGAATCAAATCTTGTAAATTGTCTTTCATGTGTTTCCTCTTTGTGTTAGATATTTAGGTAGAATCATTGTGTATAATAATGGATTTTATTGCAAAAGTCAAATATTTGTCAACCAAAACTAAACAAATCATCAAATGTCGAATTGGTGTCTGTGTTCTCTTCTAGTTCCCAATTCAACACTCCTAGAAGGTTATCGATCTTTTTATCGACCAATGTTTTTTCCATAGCACTATCATCGAATGGTAGTTCTATGAACCAGTTTGGTAATCGCAATTCATCAGTGGGATATGCTATGCTTGTAAAGTTCAACGGATTAGGCTTTAGTTTACATACCACTACCTTCATACCATCGACCATCTTCATGCTATAGTTGTCACCATTTACACGGCGTAGATAGTTCCAGTTCAATGCCGCACGAACGTGACCGGGCATGTTCGCTTTACCAGTCTTGCTGTTTGCTTCAAGATCACCATATGTAGTCAAGTTGTTTACGCTCTTAGGGCTACCCTTAGTCCAACTATCTTGCTTACCAAGTTCGATCTTGAATTGCTTGATGCGCTCAATGACATCCTCTCTAGTCTTACCTGCGAGTACCATCTCAAGCACTTCAAACAAAAAGTCTTGCACATACTTGGGAGTATCTGCTCGTTTCAAGTCAAGACCCATAGCCTTGATCTTGCCTTGCTTGCCGTTAGTATCAAGGCGTTTGCCTTCTTTGTCATAGATATTGATAGCATAACGCTTCTTAGTGATGAACAAACTACGATCACCTACAAGTTCACGACCGCCCTTGATCACGCTCAATTTGCGGGGTACATGGAAAGCACGTTCCATGAAACTAGGGAAGCCATCATTCACTTGATCCGAGACATTATCATAGAGTTGTACTGCAAGTTCTTTGCTCCATTCTACTTCACCATTCTCTATTTGCGAATTGAGAACAGGATACGCACTAAAATAGCAACTATCAGTATCGCCATATACAATCGCTTCACCAGTATGATCATATGCACCTGCAATGATCTCATTAATGTGTGAACTCATATGTTTAACGATCTGACGACCACTCAATGTAACACTTTGACCGATACGTTTGTCATAGAAACGACAATGCTCGTTCAACAATGCACCATATGCACTGTTAAGCAAAATCTTGCGAACCAACTGACGCTTATCCCAATACTCAACATCAGCCTTAGTAGTGCTTTCTTTGAGTTTCTTCTGCATTTCTTTACGATCACTATACCAACGTGTCAACAATCCGGGAATCACGCCTTCGCTATCACTACGAAAGATCGTACCGTTCGCACTTAAGATATATGGCTTGTTGCTGTCAAAGATCAATTTCCATACTTCTGCCGCAGACATCTCTACGCTCTCGCCGCTCTCAAAGTCAACTGTGAGCATAGTACCACGCTCTTGCTTCATGATGGCTTCATACTCTAATGTGCCGAACAAACCTTCCCAGAGTAGTGAACTCATCTCAAGGTCATCGTCTTTATCATAGTTGCGCTTTTCGCTAGCAAGATTTCTTGCTTTGTCTGTGAGATATTTCTCAGTCAATGTCTGACGAACCTGAGCAACGATTGTCTCTGGGGCCATATTCAATGAACGAATAGCACTAGGATACAGACTGTTGATATCGATAGCCGCTACATACTCATGTATGCCTTTCTTAGGAACAGCGACATATGCGCCCGCGGCCGCCATCTCACTATCACTACTGTTGCGTTTCTTGTCAGGAACCATCAAGCCACGTTCATGCGCTTCATTCATGATCGCCATCTCAATCATTGCTACAGAGCCCATGACAGTTGGAAGCAATACAGTATTCTCATGCGCTAGTGCGTTAGCAAGATCAAGGAACTTGAGTTTGTTATGAATCTTGACCAACAGCATCGTATCTTGACGATTGTATTCTAAGAACTTCTCCCAGTCCTTGTTAAACAATTGATCTAGTGTACCTTCATACTGTGTCTTGTTCTCACCAACTTCCATCTCACCGATAGAGTCTAGTTTATAACTATGGCGCGACTCGTAGTTGTACTTCTTATACAACTGTAGATAGTCCATGTGTATGCGACCAACAAGATCATAAGTTGTTTCTTCTTTACCGAAACGTTCATATATTCTTGGCTTAGGCATCTGACCAAGCAAACAGAATTTGCGTGTATCGTCTTTGCTCATGACCCTAGTCACACGATTGACCATGTAGGGTATATCGTATCCTTCTGAGTTCCAGCCAGTCAATACATCTGCGTCTTCAATCAGCATAAAGAAAGTATCAAACATTTCTTTCTCTGATTTGAAAATCAAACAGTTTTCATACTTCTTAGCGATATCCTGAGCAGTCTCAGTACTCATATGTCTGGGCGGGACACACAATGTAACTAGTGTATCTTGCCAATCCAAGTACATTGAGATAGCCGTGACCGGATTGAAAGGATCACTAGTAGGACTAAATCCCTTCTCAGGGTCAAAGTCTACCTCAATGTCAAAGAAACATGTATGGAGTTTTGGAGGCTCACAACCTAAGTAGTTTTCACTTAGACAGCGGAACACCACGTTGATGTCCGATTCATACAGTTTCTTATTGCTGTGTATACGTTTTTCTTTTTCAAACTCACTACGCTTGCGTGTGCTGAAACGGCTTACGCTATCGCCGTATAAACCGCGATACTTGCCTTTGGGATCAGTATAATAAAAAGTATAGTTGGCAGGAAACTCATTGTATGTGCGCTTGCCATCAGGCTGTCGCTCTACAATGAATATCCTATCACTATCTCTATCGTGGATTGCATCTACGTAACTCAATTGCTAAGTAACCTCACTAGACCTATTGTGTCAATCATAGTCAATAATAGATAATTTGCAAGCATTCCGAAACTCTTTCGGGTAAATGCTGCCCAGGCATACATGGCACAGCCGCAAATCCACAATGCATACAACATCAGTAAAGGTGGATTAGGTACAGTGAATGCCATGACGATTGAGCATCCAATGCTGATCAACCATGCTATTACTTCTATGAAAAAACGAAATCGATTGGATCTGTAGTCATCACGGATCCAATCGAATATACCATCAAAGATATCGTTCACAATGTCTTCCCAACAGTCTCCAAGATGGTGTTGAGTTCTTCGTTCTCTTTATTAGTCTCGCCTAATCGTGCTTTGTATGCTGTGCGAATTGCCCTCTTGAGAATGCTTGGCTTGATCTCAAGTTCTTCTGCGATAGCCTTTACTGTATCGCTAAGTCCCTCGTTCAACGTCTCAACTTCTTGCATGACAGCCATGCCTTCATTGATCAGTTGGGTAAGTTTGATTTTTGCTTCATTATTAAATGTGCGTGTTGACATTAGATTACTCCTCTATGTGAATTAGTTATTATACTACACCGTTGTAAATAAGTCAAACTCTTTACATCCAAAATATATATTTTGGGTGATCAACTAAAACTTTCTAGTACCGTGAAAATAGTAGTGATCGCCCTTTTGGAATTATGTAAGTATCCGTCATTCGCATATCCTTGATGCGGTATCTTAGCAGGAAAAACGACTAACCTATTCTGTTTAAAAGGCACATTGATTATTGGAATCAAATCTGTTAAGTTTGTATAGAAACTAGTTCCACCCGAATTGTTTTCTCCTAACCAATGATAACTTAACGTATATCCAAATGGGTGTGAATGTGTGTCGTCTATATGTCGGCTTGCACCAAAAGAACTATCTTTATCGCTAACTATCAATAGTTCTGCGCTGACCTTTGATATTTTACCATAACCGATCTTAGGTAATTATATGTTAGCCCTAGTTATGATCTCTTTACATAAATCTTTATTAGTGCTATCTATACCTATGTATTTGCCGTCGTTCATAGTCTCGGACATAGTTTCAAAGTTATGTTCCGCCGCTAACTTTTCAAAATCATAATTAGGTAAGAAATTATCTATGATACGTATCTTAGGTAAATCTAGATGATTGGATATTCTATAAGCCATGATTATAAATATTTAATCTTTATGAAAGTAAACTCTTCATCGGGTATAGCGACTATGACATCTTCTCCGCCTTTTACAGTCTTAGCCTTGTATCCATTTTTAGATAATAATTCAGCAAAATTCTTTCTCATGTGATTAGGTGTTCGAACCTCATGAGATTGTTTAAGTAGAAAAGGACTATGGAATATATCCAGCATTTCTTGTCTCCAATTATCTTTCATCCATTCTAATAACCATGGATTTTTATTAAGACTCACTAGCATTTAAGATCAATTTCTTTACGACTTTTTCGATGCCGGGATTGATATGATATGCGTGTTCTACTACATGTTTACGAATATAATTACGCATGTAGTCTGTATTTTCATTGCTATAATCTTGACACCAATTCAACTCTTTACGATTACACCAGTCGATTAATTCCTGTTTTGGGTTCAATAAGAAAGGTCTATGTACATTCTTTCGTGTGTCAGGAATAACCTTGGGAGTCCCATGCATAGTGCCCCAGATATAAGTTTCAATGCAGTCATTGAGATGATGTCCTGTGACTACATATTCGAAATTTTCTAGGAACGCATAACGTTCATTACGCCAGTGTTCTTCCCAACTTAACTCTTTGGGTTTTTCGTTACGGATGTATCCTACTGTTAGTGTGATGTCTCGGTCATGACAAAAATTCCAAACGAAATCAAAAGCATTGTCACTATTATCAGTGCCATGGTGAAAGAATGCGGCATCTACCTCATGATTCTTACTGAGGAAATCTAACACAGCGACACTATCCACACCGCCACTAAATGCGACTGTCAATGTCCGAGGCAATTTATGTAATAATTGGATCATACCCACTATTATATGTCAATGGGCACAGAATATCAATAGTTATTGGAAGATATGATTATTCTTTTCGCCGTAAATCTTGATGTATTTTCCGGCTAGCATGTCGGCCATGCTCTCTATCGCGCTACCCGGGTAACTGTCATGTTGATCTACCATGTCCAATTCACCCTGTCTGACATGTACCAATTCATGGAATACTGTACGCAATATGTCTACTAGATTTCTATTCCTAGCATATACCCATATGCTGTCTCCGCCTATGACATGCCCGCCCGTATGATGATTACCTTGTGCTTCCTCAGTATCCATGCTTAGTTCGATCTTAGGAGGGTTTTTGATGTTTAGTTTTTGGCAGGCCCACTCAGCGAATTTTTTAACTTCTTTCGCTTTGTCTACCCTTGATGTCATGAAATCTTCTGTGCGCATTAGTGTATTTATCCCCTGTAGCCTTTACGTTTCATTCGATCATGTATGACGTTTGCTAGTTCTATATGTCCTTGAACACTGGGGTGCCAGTCATCCTTGCTTACGCGGTCATAGACCCAATAGTCGTCAGACCAACGGAACTTTTCCCAGTCATGTACTTCGTCTAGAACCTTGAAAGTATTGAATATATAATCTCTATGTTCTTTGGGCCAGAAATGCCATGCGTGACTATGGTTCCATATATAAAAATCTTTAACACCAAATGCACTGAACATACCCTGTAGTGCATACATATATCCTATGTTTCTATAAAAATGCTCTAGTGGATGCGTGTTCTTTAATATATGTGTTGCTTTTTTAAGTAGTATATCTCTATTGAAGTTGCTTCTAGGATAATGATTATATTCATGCGTGACTAAATCTACTTTGCATTTTATCCAATCTACTGGATCTTCCGCCCATTCATTTTCGACATCATATGGTTCAAACATCTCAAATCTAGACCATTCAGTGAGTTGTATGACTGCTACTGTTTCTTTTAATTCTTCGACAGTCTTTGCTCTTAACCAATTATAAGTGGTTCTTACTATACGTTGATTGCTACCGCAACCATCAGACAGATTGACGACGGAATCAGCGTTCAATAACTTACCTAAATGATGAGGCCATAATATAGGTAGTCTTTTATCTTCGTCTACCTTACAAAGATCACCATCACAAAATATATGATCTAGACTCCCGCCCCAAGTGAAACTACACCCATTTGTATATAAAATCATTAAGATATTTATTTTACAGATGGGTGTATGTTAGATTACTTTGCTAATGGGTTTTCCCA